ATGATTTTCTTTTCTTCTTGCATATGTTTTACTATTATACATAATGTTTTTGTTTTTTCTTTATAAATGATTTTTGCTCCACTTTTCCTTACTTCGTTGTAAAAAAGTGGATTTTAAAAAAGTAGCTCCATATTCGAATGTTCTAGTAAGTAACGCTTGGAACAGGATTCCACCAAAAGTCCATTTGCATAAATACCGTAATTACCGTAATAATCCTCATTTTCTAAAGCCAAATGGTAAATGGTATAAGTACCGGGTGTTTCATAAACAACTGATTTGTTATCTAAATAAGCCATTAAACGTGGTTTACCATCAGTTTCATAAATACGTCCAAAATCTTCCATAATTTTGTCAAATTGTTCTTGACATAGCCACTCTACCAAAATGGAATGGCAACCGGTGATAATAAGAGGCTCAAAGACATCTGGATAATTCTCTTTTCCGCATTTATAAAGTTGGTCTTTCAGACGTTCGTTGGATGCTTGGTGTACCATCTCACTTTTTCCAAGGATTTCAACTGGTAGAAATCCGTGTTTCAAAGTTTTTACCAAATCGCCTTTTTGTAAATCTTCAATGGTCTTGTATCCTTGGTCGGTTAGAATTTTGGTTCCTTCTTTAAAACAAGGTAAAGGATTTCTTACGGTAATATTGGCAGTTGCTGTTGCAGATGGAACTGGATCATAAATGCCACCACCAATATTTATTGCTAAATTAAGAGTAATGGGATAGGTTCCATTTACCGCATTAGATGATGCACTAAAAGTACCAGGGGTTAAACTTAAATTACGGGTTGTAGTTGCAAAAGTAGTTGTAGAAAAAGTACTTGAACCAGGAGTAATAATATTACCACCACTTGGATTAATAAATGATATTTGATATGTAGTATTGATATTCAAATTCGATATAGTTCCATTAATTGTAAATATTTGTCCAGAAACGACAACACTTGGAGTAAAAGAATAACCAGTAGTAGTAGGAACTGACATTTTTACTATATAATATAATATAATAAAATATTAAATTATATTATTGAAACAAGTTAAATCTAAATTTTTATATTTTAATATAAGAAACGATTTAAAATGGAATTAATCATTGAAGAAAAAAATGAATCGAATTTTGAATCTATAATAAATATAAACAACGAAATCAATCAAAATATAAACAATCTAAAAACAAATGAAAATAATAAAGGTACAGATGAATGTATGGAACTAAAAAATATTAAATATAAAACAATGTTGATGAAAGGAGTGGCTTTAAAGGATACTTCTTCTTCCAATGATTTATCGAATCTGGATAAATTTCTAGACAATGAAAAAACGAATAATAAAAACGACCAATGGTGTAAATTGGATAAAACCGTGAAAACCCAGAAACTATTGGCGTTTGCAGAAGCCTATAAAAAAGAAAATGAATTGGATGAAGAAGAAGCGCAAATTCTAATCAAATTTTTCAAAGATTGTTTAGATAAAAAGAAATTGGCGCGTGTAAAAGATGTCATCTATGATAAAATCACTGGGGAAATCAAAGAAATACCTGCGCTTTTACATAGTAAAAAACATTTCACGCTTAAAAATATGGAAAAACGCGTTTCCACGATCAAGAGTTTAACCCCGAAAAAAACGAATGTAAACACGAAAACACTGAAAGAGAGAGATTCGACCTAGAGAATAGAAGGAAAAAACAGAAGAAAAGAACAGAAGGAAAAAACAGAGAAAAGAACAGAAGGAAAAAACAGAAGGAAAAAACAGAAGAAAAGAACAGAAGGAAAAAAGATAAAGTAAAACGTAATAAACATAATAAGTTATATTTATTATGTTTACTCAAATATGTTCTTTATGTGGAAATTTAAATGAAGATGAAAATAATTCTGAATACTTTGAAGAAGAAGAAGAAGAAGAAGAAGAATCCCTCTTATTCAATGAGCAAACCACCCAAGATTTCATTGAAAACACGCTTTTATTAATGAACCAATTTATCGAAGACAATCCCAAGTTGATTAGCGAACCGACCTTTCACGAAAACTTTGAATATGAAATTCGCGAACTCGTTTTTGCTTCTCTCGAAGCCTTGAAAGGGAAACCCGAATTTTGGTATGAATTGAATAAACTCGATGATAAATTCAAGGAAGAAATCGATCTAGTCTTAGAAACCGTTTTTGAGATTTTCTTTGAAACACTTTATCCACCGCGTTCGTATGAACGAAGTTTGATTCTTCAAAAGATAACCCCTCAACAAAAACAGATACTCGAGAGAAAAATAGAGATTTTAAGAGCAAAACCGCAGCCAACACAAAGAACCAAAGAATGGTATGAATTTCGTTATCAATTGATTACTGCAAGTAATGCCTATAAAGCATTTGATAGTCAGGCAACACAAAATCAATTAATTTACGAAAAATGTCATCCTTTAACTACCAATTTTGAAACAGTTGGACAAATCAATATAAATACGTCATTGCATTGGGGACAAATGTGCGAACCTCTTTCTGTCCTTTTTTATGAAAAAGAATATAAGACGAAGGTGGCGGATTTCGGTTGTATCCAACACGAGACTTATTCTTTTTTAGGCGCTTCTCCGGATGGCATCAATGTAGACCCAAGCAATCATCGTTATGGACGTATGTTAGAAATCAAAAATATCGTCAATCGAGAAATTGACGGGATTCCAAAAAAGGAATATTGGATTCAAATGCAATTACAAATGGAGACGTGTGATTTGGATGAATGTGATTTTTTAGAGACTAAATTTGTCAGGTACGATTGCGAGGCGGATTATTTCGAGGATGAAACCAATGAAAAATGTACGATCCTCTATTTTGCTAATAGTGAAGGCAATCCGAAATATATATATCAACCCTTGGAGTTTTTACATTGTTCGAAAAAAGAAGTGGAAGAATGGACAGAAAAACAACAAGAAGAGGCCTTAACCATTGGGCTGACGTGGATTGCAAATATTTATTTGAAATTGGAAACAATGAGTTGTGTATTAGTTAGGAGAAATCGGCGTTGGTTTCAAGACAATGTTCACGATTTAGAGAGAATTTGGCGGATCATTGAAAAAGAAAGAGAAACTGGATATGACCATCGGGCACCCAAAAAAAGATCTCTCGCGGAACAAAACGAAGGAAAAGAAATCAAAAAAGAATCGGGATGTTTAATCAAGATAAACAAAGATACTGGAAAAACAACCATTGGATAAAAGGATTCCAATAAGTTTCGTCCAAGATTTTATTTTTATTGGTTTATGTAAAATGATTGCCAGTTTTACACAAATCTATGGATTAAAAATCTAGTAAATATATGCAAAGGCATAACTAAGGAATTTTTGGCTCTACCTTTTTCCAAAAGGTAGAATACTAATACAAAATATTGGTAGTCAAATTTTTGAATGTCAACATATTTGGTGCGGTATTAAAATAATTTACTCGTGTCCCATTACAACTCGGTGTAACAGGTGGAAGAACTTGCGCTTCATTCAATTGTGGTTGAAATTCTTTATACAAAGTACCGCAAAAATCAGCAGGCATACATTGTCCTACATCTGGGTTATTTGGATATTTCAAATTATTGGTAATTTGTTCATAAGATCCTACTTTAAAAACTGGATAATGCCACCACATCATTTGTTCTTGATAACTTGAAACATTTTTATTATGGGTACTTGGAAAACTATCACTTACTAATCCACCATCTTCCGAGGAAGGATAATGCCCATAGTTATGACTTTGATGAACCTTTTTATTACTTGCCCCATTCATATTATTGTTTTCATTATTATTGTTGTTATATTCATTCGTAAAAGGAGAAATAAAATCTCCTAAATTGGTATAAGGTTCTTTTGATAAAAAGATACTACTATAAAGCATAGGAACAACGATGGCAATGAATAAAAGAATAAATAAATAAATAAAATCATAACGAATATTAAAGTTGGAATTGAAATTGAACATTTGATCTTATAACTTATTATATATTAGACGAACAAAAAAGAAAAAAGTAAGCAAAATCACAAAATATTATTTTCTGTAAAATTTTTATGACTAGCTAAAAATAAATGATTTAATCCTGGCAAACAAGTAATTCGTTTACCTGTTTCTTTCGCATAATATGAAAATAAACGTTCGTGATAATGTGCAAAAAAATTGGGATCGCCCGTTTTCAAGATATGACAATCCGGATAATACCAATCTACAAAATCATCGACCATCTTTCTACGAATACATTGATTAGTAGTAGGAAACCAATGATATTTTTCGTTGGTTGGTAAAGTCATCTTTTTCAGATTGATAAAAGGTTCCAAAATATGTCTTTTTGTGATCCATTCTAAACAAATATCTGAATATATAAAACTAATAACATCTGTATTATTATTTTGACATACTTGATTCAAAGAGGGAATAAAGAAATCTTCTAAGATGACGTCGTATTCCAACAAACATAAATATTCTTTATCTCTAAATAAATTATTTTTAGAAATACAATACCACGCTGTTAATGTTAATAATTCCTTTTCGTTTTCAATATGATATGGAAAATTTCGAGCAAAGATTATTTTTGGATGTTTCGTATATTTTTCTCGAATTTCATTGAATCCAACAATCATTAAATATACGTTATCGATTTCGATTTTGTCAATTACTTTTTCGATACTTTCATTATTATGACAAATAAAGATAATTGCATTGGAAGACATTTTTATGATTATATTATCTATTTATCTATTTTATCTATTTTATCTTTATATCCTTTGTAGGGGGACTCCTTACCTACGGAAACCCCCCTCCTTGCTTTTTAGTTAATTAACTCGGTGTGAGTCTACAACCATCTCTAAAATAATATTATTTTGTTATGCTTAGCAAAGCACAATATCATTGTAAAAAATTGTTGTATATCCAGCACCGAGTTATTTAAGTAAAAATAGCTAGAGGATGGGGTCATAGAGGAACCTAAGGTTCCCCTAAAAGGACTTAAAATCAATTTTCAATAATATAATAATATATTCTTTCAAGAAAGAATGGAACAAAATAAAGAAAACGAAATGCGTGTTACAAAGCGTAACGGCGAGTTAGAAGACATTGCATTTGATAAAATTTTATCTCGTGTTAAAAATGTAGGTCAAGAAGCCGATATTCATATTAATTATACTTCCTTAGCAATGAAAGTAATTGACCAATTGTATGATACCATTAAAACGACTCTTATTGATGAATTGGCTGCAGAACAATGTGCTTCTTTATCGACGAATCATCCGGATTATGGAATCTTAGCTTCCCGTATTATTATTTCGAATCATCAAAAAAACACTTGTTCTTCTTTTTCCAAAGTAATGAACGATTTATATCATTATCAAAATATCCACGGAAAACAGTCGCCAATTTTATCTACCCCTTTCTGGGAATTTGTCTCTGCGAACTCTGAAGAATTGGATCAAATGATCGTCAATGACCGCGATTATTTAATTGATTATTTTGGATTCAAAACCATTGAACGCGCCTATCTTTTACGTATTGATGGACAAATCGTTGAAAGAATACAGCATATGTGGTTACGCGTTTCGTGTGCAATTCATTTAGGAAATTTAGAACGCATTAAAGAAACGTATGATTATATGTCACAAAAGTATTTTACACACGCGACTCCCACACTTTTCAATGCAGGAATGCCTCAACAACAAATGAGTTCTTGTTATTTAATTGCAATGGAGGACGATAGTGTAGACGGAATTTATAATACATTGAAGGATTGTGCTCTTATCTCGAAATACTCGGGTGGAATCGGCATTCATATTCATAATGTAAGGGCCAAAGGGTCGCCTATTTATGGTACCAATGGCAAAACGGATGGTATTGTTCCAATGTTACGTGTTTTTAATAGTACGGCTAGATATATTAATCAATGTGGAAAAAGAAACGGTTCCATCGCCATTTATTTGGAACCTTGGCACGCAGACATTGAAGATTTCTTGGAACTACGTAAAAATCACGGGGATGAAGAATTGAAAGCACGCGATCTTTTTTACGCATTATGGGTGAATGATCTTTTTATGGAACGTATTAAAACCAATGGAAAATGGTCATTAATGTGTCCCAATGAATCCAAAGGATTGGCCGATGTATTTGGAAAAGAATTCAATGATTTATATGAAAAATATGAATCCGAAGGAAAAGTACGTAAAACTGTCAATGCACGTGATTTATGGTTTCAA